GAAGAGTTGTTCTCGCTTCTCGAAAATATGTTTGACATTTTAACAAATCTTCTTTCTCTTGACTTGGTGTTTGAGTTACAACTTGTTTAAAAGCTTTTTTATAAGCTTCCCTTTTAGTTTTATTTAATTGTTCTTTTTTCATTGTTAGTCCTTTCTTGTGGGATATTATACCACATTTAATAGATTAGGCATAGAGTTAATTTCACGATTGTAATAAGCTATAAAAGTATATAAACAATTTTGTCTACAAAATAAACCCTCCGAAATTGGTGTTCTCAGTAGGAAATCTATTTCCTTTTTTTTATCTATTGCATTAGGCTCTAATTCAAAGGGAGACTGTTCTATTGCTTTAATCCATTTTGTTTTGCTTTGAACTCCAACCTTTTGAGAAAAGTAATGAGATACTTCAGTAGCTTCTGAGTGTCCCCATACTGTAGCTCCTCCATATCCATAACTCATTGCTCTACCACATGTTTTACATTTCTTAGTCATTTTTTATCCTTTCTTAATTTATTCTATTCTTATGTTTATATTATTTTATGGGATATGTCAAATTAATTATTATTATTATTACAAGGTTAGTTTTCCCCCCGCCCGTGGGTGGGGGCTGGTTTAGTACAGATTTCCCCCCGCCCGTGGGTGGGGGTGGTTATGTAGCTTGTTGCTTGTAGCTTGTAGCTTGTAGCTTTTTTTTAATGAATTTAATTCAGAAATTTTAAACTTTACACGTAGTTCCTTCTGTTCTAAAGAACAGAAGGAACTAGCCCTGTTTTATTCTTTATCGTTTCCAGTTTCGCTAATAATTGCAAAAGCAAAACCAAATAAAACCACAACACAAATTGCAAAAGTGATTAACATAAATATTGTCATTGCATAACCTCACTTTTTAATTCATCAGGTAAAAAACCTATGATCTCTTTTATCTGCGTTGCAGTAGTATATCTCTCTCTGTCGTTGTCCCAAAATGTAAGACATTCAACTCCTGATTGACTTTCAAACAATCTGCATTTGTCATCTTTCCAAACTCCAATTCTTGAAATAACTCTTCCATACTTTTTAGCAAAAAAGTTAATTCTGAATTTAGAGCATTGTTTTAATTCTGCTTCTGTTGTTGGTTTAATAATACTTCCCATTTTTTTATCCTTTCTATTTCTTATGGGATATTATAACATAATATCCCATAATGTCAACTACTATATTTCTATACGGAAATCAGTATATAATCCTAAGTCTCTTAATTTTTCATCTGCTTTCTTTTTATTTCTTGGTAGATCAAGATTAGGGTATTCCTTTCTCAAAATAGCTAAAGGATTTGCTTTAGCTGTTAATTTCATATCGTACTTAACTTCACTTCTTAGACCAATTAAAAGCATTTTAAATCTAAGATTTTCTCTTTTTTCAGGTGTATCTAGAGTTATTGATATAAGTTCTGATGTTTGTTTTGCTTCATTCATTTTGTATCCTTCTTTCTATTTCCTATACTACCACAATTTCCCATAATGTCAAGTAAAAGTTATCCACAATTTAATTAATTTAGTTGTTTACATTTAACATAAATTCCCATACTATAATATATATAGAAAGAAGGATACAAAATGATAAATGATTTTACAGCACAAGAACTTCAAACGATTAATAACATAGTTGAGTTAATCGAAACTGAAGCTAAAGGCAATCTTACTGATGTACAAAAACAAATGATCAGGGACAGTAAATATAAAAGGAAGAATATGCCTGATTATACAGACTTTAATTATTTAGAGTGTTTAGTGGAAACTATTTACGAAATAGGTATTATAAGAGGTAGACTAAAACAAGCTACGGAAGTAAAAAAAATCTTAACTAAAGTACCTTTAAACAAGTATGTATAAATAATTAATTACTTGACATACATGGGATATTATGTTATAATATCCCATATAGAAAGAAGGATACAATATGACATATAACTATGATCACTTAAAAGAAAAACAACCAACAGGATTAACAGCAGAATTATTAGAAGAAATTACTTCTAATGATGAAGTTATTCTTCACGAGAAGCGTTGGTCTCATAACTCTGCAACAATAGAATTTACATACTCTGAGGATAAGAAGAAATATAGAGTTAGTGTTGAACAGCTTGACTAGATAGTATCCTTTCTAGTCACATGGTGGGGGATTTGTTATCCCCCACTTAATACCTTATTTCCACCCGCCCGTGGGTGGGGCAGTATAAGGATTTATTTCCACCCGCCCGTGGGTGGGGCAGTATAGGATAGAGGTACCAAGACCTATCTCAAACTATAAGAGCTTTTGTCCTACCCATCCCCCCTTTTTGTATATATAGGGATCCTAATGTACTTGTATATAGTTGGTTTTGAACGTAATATGAGCTAGAATACTTCTTGAAAAAATTTTTTAAAATTTTTTTTCGTTTTTAAAAACAATGTTAAAAAATGTAGATATAACCAAACTACCTAGAGATGCTAAGAAAGAATATCTTAAGTATGCAATTAGGTTGGAAGAAAAGAAAAAAGAAAAAGCAGTTAATACTGACTTTATGTCTTTTGTTAAATACGCTTGGCCTGATTTCATAGAAGGATCTCATCATTCTACTATGGCTGATAAGTTTAATCAGGTAGCCGAGGGCAAGATAAAAAGATTGATTATCAATATGGCACCTCGACATACTAAATCAGAATTTGCATCGTTCCTGCTCCCCGCTTGGATGATCGGTAGAGACCCTAAGTTAAAAATTATTCAAGCAACTTTTAACTCAGAGCTCGCTGTCCGCTTTGGTCGTAAAGCGAAACATTTAATTGACACTGATGATTATCGTAAAATTTTTCCTAATACAAAATTACAAGAAGACTCCAAGGCCGCGGGCCGTTGGCAAACTGACCAAGGTGGAGAATACTTTGCTACCGGTGTTGGTGGTGCTGTGACTGGTCGTGGTGCGGATTTATTTATTATTGATGACCCACACTCGGAGCAAGATGCGATGAACATGAATTCCTTTGAGAGAACTTGGGAATGGTATACCTCTGGTCCTCGTCAGCGTTTACAACCTGGTGGTAGAATTATTGTGGTGATGACTAGATGGAACACAAAAGATTTAACAGGGATGTTACTCAAAGCTCAAGCTAAAGATCCTAAAGCGGATCAATGGGAAGTGATAGAATTTCCAGCCATCCTTCCAAGCAATAAACCTGTATGGCCGGAGTATTGGAAATTAGACGAACTGCAAACGGTCAAAGCTTCGCTGTCCGTGAGCAAATGGAATGCTCAATACCAACAAAACCCCACGGCTGAAGAAGGGTCTATCATTAAACGAGAATGGTGGAAAAGATATACCAAAGATACACTACCTCCACTACATCATGTGATACAGAGTTATGATACAGCGTTCATGAAAAAACAAACAGCAGACTTCTCGGCTATCACAACATGGGGAGTTTTCTATCCAAGCGAGGATAGCGGACCGTGCTTATTGCTAGTCGATTGTGTAAAAGATAGATTAGAATTTCCTGAACTCAGAAGAGTGGCCAAAGAACAATATGACTATTGGAAACCTGAAACAGTCATTATTGAAGCCAAAGCTACAGGTCTACCTTTGACCTATGAGCTACGCAAAATGGGAATACCAGTTTTAAACTTTACACCTAGTAAAGGAAATGATAAACATACAAGGGTAAATTCTGTAGCCCCCATGTTTGAAGCAGGACAGATTTGGGCACCAGAAGAAAAGTTTGCAGATGAAGTCATAGAGGAGTGTGCAGCATTTCCTTATGGCGATCATGACGATTTAGTTGACAGCACAACACAAGCTGTTATGAGATTTAGACAGGGAGGATTTATTGAACACCCAGACGACTACGAAGATGAACCCTTACCGCATCAACAAAGGACGTATTACTAATGGCCGAAATAGATAAAGCATTACCCAATTCCAATTTAAATTTAAAAGAAGAAGACCAAGATGTTTTAGTTGAAGAAATTAAAAAAGATATTAGCCAAGATGATATCTCTGTTATGGAAATGGAAGATGGTGGAGCAGAAGTTTCGTTCGACCCTAATGCAAAAGAAATCGGTGATGGTGAAGATCACTTTGCAAACTTAGCAGAAATTTTACCAGATGATATTCTAGATCCGATTGGATCAGATCTTTCAGGAAAGTATGCTGACTATAAATCCTCAAGATCAGATTGGGAAAAAGCTTACACCGATGGTTTAGAATTATTAGGATTTAAATACGAAGATCGAAGCGAACCTTTTAGAGGAGCAAGTGGTGCAACACATCCTGTGCTTGCAGAAGCCGTTACACAATTTCAATCACTAGCCTATAAAGAATTATTACCTGCAGGTGGACCTGTGAGAACACAAGTTATTGGTAAAGATGATATGGCAAGACAAGATCAAGCGAAGCGTGTTAAAGAATTTATGAACTATCAGATCATGCACAAGATGACAGAGTATGAAGCTGACATGGATCAAATGTTATTTTATCTACCACTAGCAGGATCGACTTTTAAGAAAATTTATTATGATCAATTACTAGGTCGTGCTGTGTCGAAATTTATTCCGGCAGATGATTTAGTGGTTCCCTATTCAGCAACAAGTTTAGAAGAAGCAGATTCCATTATTCACGTTGTAAAGATTTCAGAAAATGATTTGCGTAAACAACAAGTTAATGGTTTCTATAAAGATGTAGAATTATCTTCGCCCGGAACTATGAGTTCTGATGTCAAAGACAAAGAGAGAGAACTTGAAGGTGTAGAAAAAGGTCAAGGAGAAGACATGTACAATTTATTTGAATGTCATGTCAATTTAGACTTAGAGGGTTTTGAAGATATCAATCCTGAAACTGGTGAGCCTACAGGAATTAAACTACCCTACATTGTAACTGTTGAAGAAGGTACCAATGAAGTTTTATCCATTAGAAGAAACTATGTAGAAAATGATCCATTAAAAAGTAGAGTAGATTATTTTACTCATTACAAATTTTTACCAGGCCTTGGATTTTATGGCTTTGGTTTAATTCACATGATTGGTGGATTATCAAGAACTGCTACAGCAGCACTTAGACAATTATTAGATTCAGGAACATTATCCAACTTACCAGCAGGATTTAAAATGCGTGGTATTAGAGTCAGAGATGATGCACAACCAATACAACCAGGTGAGTTCAGAGATGTGGATGCACCGGGTGGTAATCTAAGAGATTCTTTTATGCCACTACCTTTCAAAGAACCTTCGCAAACATTACTTTCTTTAATGAGTACAGTCGTACAAGCCGGTCAGCGTTTCGCTAGCATTGCAGATATGCAAGTGGGTGACGGAAATCAAGGAGCTGCTGTTGGAACAACAGTCGCTTTATTAGAGCGTGGTTCTCGTGTGATGTCAGCTATTCACAAAAGACTCTACGCAAGTATGAAAAAAGAATTCAGTTTATTATCTAAAGTCTTTAGTCTCTATCTTCCTCCTGAGTATCCTTACGATGTTGTTGGTGGAGAACGCAATATCAAACAGACAGACTTTGATGATAAAGTAGACATCTTGCCAGTTGCAGATCCGAATATATTCTCCCAATCACAGCGTATTTCAATCGCTCAATCGGAACTGCAAATGGCTATGTCTAATCCAAAATTACATAACCTCTATCAAGCGTATCACAACATGTATTCTGCTTTAGGTGTTAAGGATATAAACTCTATATTACCTCCACCTGCAAAACCGGCTCCAATGGACCCAAGTATGGAACATATTCAGGCTATGAGTCAAAAAACTTTTCAAGCTTTTCCAAAACAAGATCACAAAGCACACATTGATGCTCATATAAACTTCATGAGTACCAACATGGTTAAAAATAATCCATTAATCTCTTCAATGGTGTTCAAAAATGTGTTAGAACATATAAGTTTGATGGCACAAGAACAAATACAAGTAGAATTTAAAGAAGAATTGCTACAATTGCAGCAAATGCAAGCTCAAATGCAACAAAACCCACAAATGGCACAACAAATGCAACAAAACCCACAACTTCAAAAGATAACTATGGACATTGAAGCTAGAAAAGCACAATTAATTGCAGATATGACCAAAGATTTTATGGAAGAGGAGAAAAAAATCTCTAATGAGATGGATAATGACCCTTTAATCAAATTAAAAGCTAGAGAAGTAGACCTAAAAGCAAAAGAAGAAGCTAGGAAGCAACAAGAAGGTGAAGATAAGATAGAAATGGATAGATTAAGATTACTTTCTAATAGAGAAATGGCTGAAAATAAGTTAGAACAGAATGATGATCATCAAAAACTTAGAGCAGGTGTTAGCTTGGCAAAATCAGGAATTCAAAATATGACTATGGTGGATGTAGATGGGCAGTAAATCAAAATCCTCTAGTGGGGGTGGTGAAAAACAAAGATACGCAAATCCTTTAGAGCGTGCGGGAAATCCTTTTGAACGTCAAGGAAATGTTGTTGTTAATACAGGCGTTGTAAACCCAAATAGAAATACTCAAAGATACGACAATCCTTTTGAACGTCAGACTAATCAACAAGCTGACGAAACACTTATCAATGCCGCAGCAGAAAAACTTCAAAGATCAAATCCACAAGGAAACTTTAATACAGGAGCTGGTTCCGACATACGAAATGAACTAGTTCGTATGCGTAATCAAAATTATCAAAGATCTAATCCAGAAGAATTAAAATTAGCTAACGCAACAAATCTTGGACAAACTAATGTAGGAAGTAATCAATACTTCACAGCACAACAACCAACCTTTGCAGAAGTTAGGGGAGATGTTGGAACAAGATTAGGACAAGATGCACAAAATTATGGTACAGGTATTATGGGAGCTGCTATGAGTGCAGCGACAGGTATTCCAGGATTAGGATTTTTATTAAATCAGTTTAATCAAAATACATCTCCGGATGGATATCGTTTTATTGAAGAAGAAGAACAACTTATGAATAACCAAGGATTTAGTACAGGAGATTTTGATTTTCCTGTTAGCAATATGGGAGAATTCGGAAAAGGCTCTTCTGGACTTGATATTCTAGCCAACCAACCTGGAGGTACAGGTTTTGATATTCTAGCCAACCAACCTGGAGGTACAGGTTTTGATATTTCCAAAATTTTACAAGAAAAAGTTTATGAAGATAAAATTGTTAGAGACAATAGACGTAATGATGAGGGAGGCGGAAGCGGAAGCGGAAGCGGAAGCGGACAAGATGTTTTTACTGAAAATCAATTATTATTAATTGCTAATTTTATATCTGCAGGTTTTAGTAGAGCAGAAGCAGAAGCTAAAGCAAGATCATATAACTTTGCGTTTGGCGGATCAGTAGCACCGCAAAGCGGTCCAATGTCAGAAGGCGTTGGAACACTATATAGGATGAAATAATTATGGGTAGTAAAACAGGAAGAGGAGTTTCTCCAGGACAATCAAGAGCAATGACAGGTGCCGCTACAGGCAAAGGTTCTATATCTGGGATGGATCAAAGAGTTGCTAAAAACGTAGAACGACTTGCCTCTAGAGCTGCTGAAAAATTTAAACCTGAATTTCAAAATTTAAATCCTGAAATGGTTGATAGTATTCAACAAAACAATCCTGATAGATATACATCAAATTTAGAAGATTCACTTAGACCATCACTTGGTGATAGAGTAACAAATACTTTACAAGGTGCATTGAAAAATTTTAGACCAGTTCCTTTTGCACCTATTAATTTTAATAATATTCAAGATCTTATTAATTACTTTAGAAACACTAATAATGAAGACAATTCATTGGATTCAATACCATTAAATCCAATGAAGTCAATACCATTAAATCCAATGGATTCAATACCATTAAATCCAAACTATTCAGAACCACAATATTATGAACCAGGTGTTGTTCCTGAAATAGCTCCTGGTTATATGGAACCTACTCCATTTGATTTAGCTAATCCTGGTTTTGATTCTGGCTTAAGAGATTTAATACAAAGTGTTCCAACTGATCCTAATGATCTTTATTTAACTGAACCACGTGATCTAAATCCAGGGCTTCCTGTCTTAAGACAAGGAGAACCAAGGCCTTTTCTTCGTAGTCTTCCAGAAGGAATACTTAGCTTGTTAAACAGAAGATAACTGCTATAATCTTTCTCACAAAAGGAGCTTAACATGATGTGGAAACATAAAATATTAGCTAAATGGGCAAAGTTAAATAAAAAAAGCAAAGTTATCGTTGTAGCTGTTGCTGCTGTTGTTCTATACATAGTAGTAAAAGGAATTCTATAAATGCTTAATCTACTTGTCGGGCCTCTTGCTTCCATAGTTGGAGACACGATTAAAGGATTTGTTGAGACTAAAAAAGCAAAAGCTGAATTAGCTGTTACAGAGATTAAAGCTAAAACAAAACTCAAAGAAGATCAAATCGCAGGCAAAGTTGCTTGGGAGGCTTCGGCAGTAGATCAAATGAAAGGGTCGTGGAAAGACGAGGTAAGTTTAATAGTTTTACTTTTACCTGCCGTGCTAGTATTCACACCTTGGCAAGAACATATTCATCAAGGATTTATTGCCTTGC